CAAACCCAAATATTGCAGCATTAACAACGCTTACAGGCAATACAACGTATTATACGCCGTCGGGAACGTCTGCCGTGGTGCTGCTTGCCAATGCTTCCGGTTCCAACACCGTGTACCGTATTGATCAGATCGTAGCCGCCAACGTCAACGGGTCAACCGCAGTTAACGCTACTGTGTCAATTTACACTAACGGTGCGGTAGCGCAGGGATCGGCTCCATCAGGCGGTACGGCGTATCCAGTTGTATCCACTGTGTCCGTGCCAGCAAACGCATCATTGATCGTAACGGACAAGACCACCGCAATATACCTTATGGAAGGTACATCAATCACCGTAACTTCTGGTACGGCAAGCGGTATTACATACAGTATCTCATATGAGGCAATATCGTAAGGAATTACCATGTCCAAACGGTATATTGGCGGCTTAATCAGTGCTTTTAATAGTTTAAAAGTAGCAAATGCGCCTACTATTGGTGCGGTCAGCGGTGCCGTTAATGCAAAGGCTTGTGTAGCGTTTACCGCTCCTAGCTGCGTTGGTGGTGGGGCTATTACGTCATATACAGCCGTATCCAATCCCGGCTTTAAAACTGGTACTGGAACAACATCACCTGTACAAGTAACGTGCCTTACCAATGGAACGGCTTATACATTTACAGTCAGCGCCAACAATGCGTATGGACCATCGGCGTTTAGTGCTGCCAGTAGCAGTGCAACGCCTGTTGCAGCGGGAACTGTTGGCATTTTTGCATTAGGTTATTTAAAGGGTGTTGGTTACGGTTCAACCCGCAATAAATACACATTTGCTTGCGATACAAGTGGAAGCGCAACAGCGTCTAGTGCTGCTTCGCAAAGGGGTGCGGCTGCGGGAACGTCAACATTTGGCATTTTTGCTTTAGGTGCTTCTCCCACTATTAATGGTTCAACAACCCGCAATAAATATACTTATTCTGGTGACACCAATGGATCGGCCACTGCTTCTACAGCAACTTCTTATGCTGGATCAGCAACGGGAAATTCTAGCGTAGGTATATTTGCTTTAGGCGGAACTCCATGTTCATCAACCACCCGTGATAAATATACATATTCTGGTTGTGTTGTTTCGTCGGCCACTGCCGCTACTGCTACTAATAGCCGTGGTGCGGCAGCGGGTAATTCTACAGTTGGAATATTTGCATTAGGCAATAACACAGCTACCCGCAATAAATATACATATTCTGGTTGCGTTGTAACCACTGGAACATCATCCTCATGTAATTCACAATGGGGCGGCGCTGTGGGAACTTCTACAATTGGTATTTTTGCTTTAGGAAACGCTGGATCAAAACGGTGTAAGTATACGTATTCCGGCGATACAAACGCTTCAACAACCGCATCATCACTTCAATCAGGTTGCGGTATATCTGCTGCTGGGAATAATACGGCTGGTATTTTTGCGTTAGGGGCATGTTCTAGTACGGGTTGTGGAACCATTACTAGGCAAAAATTTGTTTATTCAAACAGTACAAACGCATCAGCAGCCGCCGCAAGTGCAGCTTCCTGTTTCGGTGCCGCCGCCTCCAATGGAACCTGTGGAGTAAACGTATAATGCCTAATTACTCCGGCTCATGGAACTTAGTACAGCAGATGCAAGCGGTTTCAGCGGGAAACTGGACTGGTATAACAGGAACTATTGGCATATTTGCTATAGGCTGCAGCACAACAATCCGAAATAAATATACTTTTTCTACTTGTGCAAATGTTGTAACAACGTCTTCTTCTGCTGGGGCAAATTTAGCATCCGCAACGGGAAATTCTATCGTTGGAATATTTGCGCTTGGTTGTGCAACAACTACACGTGACAAGTTTACTTATGCTGGTTGTGTAAGTTCATCAGCAACAACTGCCACTGTTGGTTCGTATGGTGGATCAGCCGCAGGAAATTCCACCGTTGGTATATTTGCTTTAGGCTGGGCCGGTGGCGGTAATGCATATTCAACAATCCGTGATAAATATACATATTCAGGTTGTGTTGTGACTTCAGGAACTGCCGCCAGTGTAGGTAGTAGGCAGGGGGCATCCGCTGGCAATTCTACTGTTGGTATATTTGCTTTAGGTATAACTAGCAGCTCATCATCTGGCACAATTACACGTGACAAATATACATATTCTGGATGCGTTGTTTCTTCGGCAACCTCATCTTCTGCCAGCACCAACTATGGATCAGCTGCTGGAAATTCTACAATTGGAATATTTGCTTTAGGTAAAAATAGTTCAGGTTGTGCAACAACTACCCGAAATAAATATACATATTCAGGCGATGTAAACGCAACTGCTACGGCAGCTAGTGTGGTATCTTATGCTGGTGCTGCTGCAGGGAACTCAACAATTGGTATTTTTGCTTTGGGTACCTTAACAACCCGCAATAAATACACATATTCCTGCTGTGGAAATGCGGCAGCAACGGCGGCTTCTGCAAGTGGAAGTGGTGGCGCAGCCGCATCCAACGGTACTACGGGAGTAAACGTATAATGCCACGGCAATATCAAGGGTCAATCATCAGTAAATCACCTATAACACCTGCTGGTCCTTACCAATGTGGTAAGGCATCTGGTGTATGGACTATTGACCAAATGGTGGGTTGGCAGAAAGCGGGATTGTGGCCTGTAGCCGGAAATGTTCAAACTGGAAATTTAGCTATATTTGCTTTAGGTTCTGTATCTTGCACCCCGTCTACCACCCGTAATAAATACACATATTCTGGTTGCGTAAACGCTTCAGCTACGTCCTCATCCGCCACTTCTAATGCCGGGTCTGCCGCCGGAAATTCCGTGGCTGGTATTTTTACATTAGGTAATAGTACAACCACCCGCAATAAATATACCTATGCTGGATGCGTTAATGCTTCCGCTACAGCAGCTAGCTGCACCAGACTTTTTGGCGCGGCAACTGGAAATTCTACAGTTGGCATATTTGCATTAGGCGGCTCTAGTCCGTATAGGGATAAATATACTTATTCTGGTTGTGTTGTTACAGCCGCAACAAATTCTAGTCCCAATTCTTGTCGTGGAGCGGCGGCTGGCAATTCAACGGTAGGTATTTTTGCTTTAGGTGCAAATTCTGGCAATCCATCCAATGTGCGTAACAAATATACATATGCAAGTAATGTTAATTGCGGAGCTACAGCATCAGATAGGGGATCAAAGGGTGGTTTTGCCACTGGTAATTCTACCGTTGGTATATTTGCAATAGGACAAAATGGTTGTTTTGTGCGGTGCTGTGTTTTAAATAAATATCAATATTCTAATGATACAAATACAGCTTCTGGTTCACTTACGGCGGCATCTATTGCGGGTTCAGCAGCAGGTAATGCGTGTGTAGGTATTTTTGCATTAGGCTGCATAAGTGGAGTTGGCCCATCAACAACACGTAATAAATATACATATGCAAGCAATGTAGTTACAACTGCGGGATCCGCTAGCGCGCTTAGTGCTTTTGGCGCAGCCGCATCAAATGGTACAACAGGGGTAAACGTATAAGATGAACAGTAAACCGCATCGTAATAATTCAGACTTCCAACTCCGTCACTTCATGGCTGGGTCTTGCTATACGCCAGATGGCGCATGGGCATTGCTATATGGTCAGCGCATTGACATGGAAGTCAAAGTTGAACATTCCAAAGCCCAAAAGATGAAACGTGACGCCAAAATCATGGAGAATGAGGCGATTATAGCGGATGAAACCGCCAAGCCTTGGGAAAAGATGGTTGCGGAAGCCACAATCATTGAATGTAAATCAGCGGAAGACACATGGAAAAACAACCATGAAGCCGCTATAATGGAACTAAACACCATTAACCAAATCATGGCGGAACTTGAGCCGCAACGTAAATTCGGCCATCTGCCTATGTTGGAAGCCAATGAAGCTATGCAGCGGGAAGAATGGCTAGGTGAATTGCAAGGACGGGTGGAGAACTTCATTCTGTCCCAAGGCAATATTCCGCATGACCATTTGAATACCATGCGTTGCCACCCAGACTTTGAGACGCATATAGTGCCGCATATCAAGCAGGTATTTACCCAACTGGCAGGGAAGGGTGAACGCCTTGATCTCCTAACCAAGCAAGCACCAGCATTTCTTGAGGACAAATCATCATGACCGGATATGTAAAGACCACCACCGACAATCAGTTTGTTGAATATCCATACGGCGCGGAAGAATTGATGCGGGATAATCCCGGCTTGGGATATACGCCGTACAGTGACTTTGTGGAGATATTCCCAACCACTGACGCATACAATGTGCATGGCTACCGCATCCAGTATGTGGAGATTGATGCAGATCCTACGTATGACGGAAAAACGCAAACCGTGTCACGTTCAGAACAACCATTTGTACGAAACGGCAAGTGGGTATTTTCTTGGAATGTCCGTGATTTGACGGCGGAAGAAATTGCAAATATGGAGAAGATGCAGCAAGAAATGCAACAACGGGGATAAACGATGGCAGATGCAAAAGATGAACTAAACCCTATTCACTGCTTTCCAACGACCATTTACGTAATTAAAAAGCCGGAATTTTTGGACAACACCCGCAAGGTTGTTGATGAATATATTGAAAAGCGTAAAAAAGAACAGGGCGGCACCAATGAAGTGTACCCTGTTTATATGACGGACAATTTGTACGACGATCCGCGTATGGAAGACCTGTGTGCCTATATTGGCGCAACCGCATGGAACATTTTGGGCGAACAGGGCTACGATGTGCGTAATTTTAGCACGTCATTTACCGAAATGTGGGCGCAGCAGCATTACAAATACAGCGGCATGGATCAGCACGTTCATGCACATGGGGCGCAGATTGTAGGGTTTTACTTCCTTAAGACGCCGCAGAATGGTTCTGTAGCTACATTTCATGATCCCCGTTCTGGTAAGGTACAAATAGGACTGCCAGAATTTGACCCCGCCAACATTACCCATGCAAGCAATGCTATTAATGTTGCGCCAGAAGATGGTACGTTGATCTTTACGAATGCTTGGTTGGCACACAGTTTTACCCGCAATGCCTCCAACGATCCAATGACATTCATACACTTTAACCTGACGGCAGTGGCTAATCCACCTATGCCCGCGGCGGAGGTTATATGAACAAGTATGGCATCCGCTTTAACAAATCACGGGGCCAGCCGGGACGTGGGACGGTGGATCATGTCTGGCGGGTGTTTGAAAATGGCGGCAAAGAATACCTATTCAAGCACTTGGATATTACAGTTCCCGTAAAAGATGAACGGGATGGTATGGATTGGAATATCGTCTGTTATGGTGTACTATCCATTGACAGGGATACTTCTACCGCGATCATCCGGGAATCTTAATTATGGTTGAATTTCAGAACCTCATAAATCTTGG